AGCCTTGCTGCCGACTTCGCCCGCGCGAAGTTCGGCCATGCCGACCTCTTGCTGCGCGCGCTCGACGGCTCGACGTTGCGAGACGATCTCCGGAGACGTGCCGGCGATCTTTGCCTCCGTCCCGATCCGAATGTCGTAGGCCTTCTTGTCGAGGTCATCGAGCGCCTTCGCCGCTCGCTTCGCCGCCGCCTCCGCCTTCTGCCCGAACAGATCGAACTGGTCGATCAGGTACATCGCCGCCGCCGCCGAGACGGTGAGCGCGGCGAGCAGTGGGCCACCTCTGCCGAACGACATCGCGACGTCGGCAACGCCGCCGACGACATCGGTCATGGCCGACGCCTGCACGCCGAACGCGGCGGACACGCCACCGATCGACGTCTGCAACGCGCCCATCGCGTCGTCGACCTTGCGCGCTCTCTCCCCATACTCGCCGTGCGAGTCGGCGGCTTTCTTCGCCTCCGCCGCCGAACGCTCGACGGCGCGCGCTTGTTCCTGCTGCGCTTTCTCCGCTGCCTTCGCCGCCTCGGCAGCCGCCTTCGTCGCTCTCGCCGCAGCGACCTCGGCCTCCTGCTCTCGTTGCAGTTCGCCGGTGAGTCGCTTGACGGCGGTTGTCGCTTCGTCGTGCGCCGATCGAAGCGCACCGAGAGCGGCGTCCGACATCTTTCCCGACGCCGTCGCCGCGTCGAGCGCGCGCTTGAGGTCTCGCTCTTTCGCGACGAGGACGTCCAGCTTCTCGGCGACGGCCTGCATCGCCGCCTTCGCGCCGCTCGCGTCTCCGTCGAACTCGATCGTGACACCGCCAACGCTGACCGACATCGCTCACCTCACTCGTCGTCGAGGGTGATTCCCTCTGGCAGGTACGCGCGAACCTCGCGCTCTCGTCGTCGTTCAGCGTTTCGCTTCGCCGCCTCGCGGAAACGGAGGTACTTGTTGAACGGGTCGTCGAGCAGGTCGTCGCTTTCGTCGACCTCTCCCAAGAGTGCCTCCGGAGAGATGCGCTTTCCACCCATCGTTGCGACGATCGCAGAGACGACCGTTGCGAACCCGTACCGCTGCTCGCGCTCGCGATCGATCGCGCCGGCGACCGCGTCCTCGAACTCGCCCGGCGTCAGGTCCCAGCACTCCTCGACGGAGAAGCCGAAGCGGCCGGCGAGTCCGGTCACTCGCCCGAAGTCGGGCCAGCCGCCGTTGTCTGGTCGATCGTCGTCGTCGTCGACGCTTGCAGGACTGCCGCCGCCGTCGCCGCGTTCTTGTCGGCGTCGTCGGCGGCGTTCGCTTCCCCCTCGAACATCCGCTCGAAGGACGCGGTGAGCGCGCCGCTGACGGCGATCGCAAGCGCGGCGACCTTGCGCGGTTCCTCGTCGAGCCACGCGGCGACACGCTCCGGGGTCACGACTTCCTTCGATCCGCGCGGGCGTCCCTCGGTCATGGCGGCGGCGGCGAGTTCGCAGAGCACGTCGATGTCGAGTGCTTGCAGGTCGCGGACGGCGTCCTTGATCGGCTTGCCGAGTCGCTTCTTCGCGATGCGGTGAGCGTTCATCGTGAAGCGGAGCGCGCGCGTCGCGCCTCCAAGTTCGATCGTCGTCGTGTGCGGTGCAGTCATTCTGGCCTCCGCCGTCGAACCTACAACAACAACGCCCGGCGAGAAGCCGGGCGTCGATGCGTTCAGGTTGTCGTGTCGCTCACTGGTCGGTGCGGGAGACCGCGCCGGTGCGCTGCACGGTCACGCTGTACTTGCCGACGTCGCCCTTATCCATCGACTCTTCGATCGCGGTGACGATGCCGAGGAAGCGGAACTGCTTCTCGGTCGCGACGTCGCCCTTCGGGCGGACGCGGAACGCGCGGATCTGCTTCGAGAGGAGCGCGGTCCAGAGGTGCTCCTGACCGACGGCCGCTTCGTCGGCGATGATCTCGAACGAGAACGTGCCGCTGTCCCACGTCGGCAGGTACTCCTTCGCGCCGCCGCTGTCGTTGCTCGACGTCTCGGCGGTGTCGAGACTCGTCGACACCTTCGGCGAGTTCACCTTCTCGACGGCGACGTAGGTCGCGGTCGTGAAGTCGGTGCTCGCCGCGTTCGACACGGCGACCTCTGCGATACGTCCGATGAAACTTCCTGCACTGGGCATGTCAACCTCCTGCGCCGAACGGCGACGTTTCAGCGTTGCACGCGATACACAGCCACGCCAGAGCGCCGGCGTCGCGTAGACCGCCGACCTTTCCGCACGACGGGCAGACGTCGTGCGAGGTGGGACTCCGTGGGGCGCTCGCCCCGACGTTCGGTGGCGCGGCGCTCGCCATGCCCGCCGCCGCCATGCGCCGCTCTCGCTCGTCGGCGACGGCGCGCTGACCTGCGACGAAGACGAGGCGGACGACGAGCGAGTCGGTGTCCTCGACCTCGTACGACTCGACGGCGAGGACGCCGCGCTTCACGTCGTCGAGCGCGCGACCGACGAGGGCGACAGCTTGTTCGTCGAGCATCCTCACGACAACACCTCGGAGACGACGTTGAACGTCTCGCTGAAGTACTCCGCCTCGTCGTCGCCGGGGCCGAGGTAGATCGGGATCGCGGTGAGCGAGGCGACGTCGACGATCGTCGCGCCGCCGACGACACGCCGACCGGACAGGTGCAGCGCGTCGTGGATGCGGAACGCGAGCGCGCGCGCCGCCTCGTACGACGAGCGCGGACCACGAACGAGGACGGTCACGTTCACCGTCGGGCGAGGTCCGTCGTTCGTCAGGTCGGGGATGCCGCCGCTCGCTTGCACGAAGACCATCGGCACGCCGACGTCGACCTGCGTTCGGATCGGTCCCGCCATCGCCGTGCGCGCCGATGCCGGCGACGTGACGATGTCGGCCGGCAGGAGCGTCGAGAGGGTCGTGAGGATCGCTGCCTCGAAGTCCGGTGTCGTTGCCATTGTCAACCCCTGCCGGGTCGGTTCGCTCGTCGACCGGCTCGATGCGATTCAAACATGTCGAGCATCTCGCTCGCTCGACGCTCTCGGTTTCTCACCTTCGCCGCTGCGCGCTTGCGCTTCGTCGCCGCCGACTTCCGTCGACGGTAGCGCGACGCGAGACCTTCGAGACCGGCGCGGTTCGTCTCGTCCATCGGCTCCGTCGGGTGAACCGTCGTCACCGAGTCGATACCGACTCCTGCCGCCATCATCCGAGCGACGTTGCCTGCGACCTCGGTCCCGAACGTGGGCGCGTGATAGTTCGCCGCCGACGTCAAGAACTTCCACTCTCCGACGACGTAGTCCCGGTTTATCTCGTGGACGAAGATCGCGTAGGACGCGCCGAACCCGGCCTCGACCTTGAACGTGTCGCCGGAGACGCGCGGCTTGCGAACGTACCTCGACGAGCGCAGCCAGCCGGTGTCGACTGGCGTGAGGCGCATCGCCGTCGTGATCACGTTCGACGCGGCGAGGTACACGCCGGCGGCGAAGGAGTCGGGCGCTCGTCGCTTCAGTTCCGCGATCCGCTGCATGACCTGCCCGGTCCCCTGCATGTTGATCGAGAGCGCGACCGACATCAGAAGTAGACCATGACGAACGGCGCGTGCCCGGTCTTCGTCGTCGCTCGATCGACGGCGACGGGGATGCGCGCGAGGTTCGCGTTCGACGTCGAGTCTGCCGGCTCGCCTGCGATCGACGGGAACCAGAACATGTCGGAGATCGAGACGTCCATCGTCGTCGTCGCCATCGCGTACTCCGACGTGACCTGCATCCCCTCCGCGTTCGAGACACGCTGGCGAACCTTCTCGACGCGCGCGCGGATCAACGTCGCCGCGCCGTAGGTCGGGTCGCCCTTCGCGTTCGATCCGGTGCGCTGCTTGCGCGTCACTCGGTGCACCATCCACGAACCGACGTTCATCGCGTCACCTCACGTCGACTGAAGGAGCGAGCGGTACGGTGCGAGCATCGCCGCGATCTCCGCAGGCATGCCGCCGGTCCATCCACCATCGGCGGCGACGCCGTCGCGGTAGGTGACCGAGTAGCCCATCAGCGACTCGCTCGCGACGTCGGCACCGCTGCCGTTGCGGCGACGGTACGTCTGCGCGGCGAGTTCGAGCGCGGCCTGCTCGATGTCGTCGGGCAGCAACGTCGCGCCCGTCGGCAGCGCGCTCGTCGGTCCCTGCGCCGGAGTCCAGAATCCGCCGGCGTAGGTCACGGCGTACAGCTTCTCCTCGGTTCCCGGCGCGGGGTACTGCGTCACGCCGGGGTTCGGCGTCGCCGTCCAGATCCAGCCGGTGCGGCGGTAGATGACGCCCGACGCGCCGTCGCGCAGGTCGTAGTCGGCGGCGTCGATGTTCGCTCCGTCGAAGGCGATCGACGCAACGGACGCGATCGGCAGACGCGAGACCATGAGGTCGGTCGTCGCGTAGCCGGCGACGTACTCCACGATCCCCGACGAGTAGTGCAGGTCGCGCCCGCAGAACGAGGCGATGCGCTTCGACGCGCGGTTGACGCAACGAATGACGGCGTCGTCATCGTCGCCGACGTTGATCCCGATCTGGCCGCACGCCTCGTCGAGAGTCGTGAGCGCGTAGTCGGCAAGGATCGCGGGAGTCATCGTTCGTCACTCCGTCGGCCACGAGGCCGGGTTCGACAAGATCGCAGCGGCAGTCGCCTCGTCTCCGACCAGCCAGTTCTCTCCGTCGACGGCGGCGAGCGCGAACGCGCGGACCTCGTCGGCATCGAGACGACGACGCGGTCGCGCCGACGTCGTCTGCGTCGTGCGCGTCATGCGCCTGCTGAATCGTCCTCCGCGTCGTCGACGTCGACGACGGAGAGCGCGTGCAGAGAGACCTCACCGCGAGCGATCGCAGCGGGCACGATCTCGGGACGCAGGCCGTGCACGTCGCCGGGGAAGTACGCGCCCGACGCGCGGCGCTGCACGACGACGACGTTGCCCGCCGCGTTGACTGCCATGCGGAGGCCGTCGATCTCGACGACGTTGCGGTCGTCGATGACCGGAGCGGGAGCGGGAGCGGGTGTCTTCTTCGTTGCCATGTTCGATCTCCTGCCCTTCCTTGTAGCGCCGCCCGCACGAAAGACGAAGCCCGCCGGGTGTCTCCACGCGGCGGGCCTCTCTCCGTGCCTGTCTTTTCAGATCACGCCGGGACGCGATCGAAGCCACCGAGGACAACGTCGACTGCGGCAGGCGTCGCCGGGCTCGTGCCGCCGGTGAACGCGATGACCTCGACGACGCGGATGAACCGCTTCGCCCCGGTCAGGTCGACGTCCTTCTGCGCGAGCGCAGCGGTGGTCGTCGTCTTCTGCGTGATCGACGCGCCGCTGATGTCGAGCCAGCCGGTCGAGCCGTCGGCGGAGTCTTGCAGCTTCGCGTCGTAGGTCGTGGCCGAGGGCGAGCCCGTCGTCGCGCCGACGTTGCAAGCGAGGACGCACGAGCCGGCGAGCGACGTCGACTGGAGTCGATCGATCGCCGAGCCGTTGCGGGTGCCCGCGCTGTTCGCGAGAGCGGGGAGGCCGGCGACCGGCAGGATCTCCGCTCCGATGTTGTTGTTGACGTAGGTGCTCATTGTTGGTTCTCCGTGTTCGAGTTCGAGTCGTGCTCAGGTCGCGCTGATGATGTCCCAGTCCACCTGCTCCATGACGGCGGCTTCGTTGCCGTCCTGACGCAGGATCATGTCGATGCGCTGGATGAGGCGAACGACGCTCTCGTCGCGCGAGAAGCCAGCGACGACGGCGGCGCCATCGTGGTAGGCCGCGCCGTCGACCATCGAGACCTGCACGCCCATCGGGTCGTCGCCGACCATGACGTGCGACATCTCGACGAGGTAGACCTCGGATTCGTCGGTGCTGCCGCCGAGGTTCGACGGGATGTTCTGCGTGACGAAGAACGGGATGCCGTACAGCTTCCCGGTCGCCATCTCGGGCGCCCACACGAGCGCGCCGTTCGCGTCACGCGCAGCCATCAGGCCGTACTTCACCGTCGGCGAGATGAACCACGCCGGGCGGACGAAACGCACCTTCGCGTCCTCGATGAGGCGCATCGACTTGTTCAGGTCGGCGGTCACGTTCGCCACGTTCGCGGTCGCGTTCGCGTTGAACTTGTTCGCCGAGGCGACCTGCGAGTACACGCCGCGCGGCGCGTACACGGTGCCGGTGCCACGGATCAACGCAGCGTCAATGACGACGGCGGCGTTGTTCGCGAGGTCGTCGCGCACGATCTGGTCGAGCGCCGGCGACGAGTCGCGCAGGAGTTCGTTCGAGATCGGCGTGAGCACCGAGAGCTTCTTCAGGTCGAGGCGACGCTGACCGAAGGTCTGCTCGCTGCGGCTGATGTTGTTCGACTCGCCGCCCCACGTCGCCGTCGCGCCCGCCGTCACCTTCGGGACGGTCAGGTTGCCGGACGGAACGGGCACGCGGCGCGGGCCGGCCGAGAGGAACGGCGCGGCGTTGTAGAGAAGTTCGATGTAGTCCTCGGAGATCGCCTGCGGGACGAACGCGCCGCCGCCTGCCATCGTCGACTCGCCGAGAGCGCGGACGACGATCTCGTCAGCGCCGGCCTTCTTCGCGATGCGGTAGGCGGCGTCGGGATTGCCGCCGCCGCGCATCATCCAGCCGAGGAACGAGGCGGTGTGCAGACCGGCCTTGCCCGCGTCGCGCTTGCCGGCGCGCACGAGGTCGGACTGCTTCACCTCCCATCGCTTCGACGACGGAGTGTTGTCGCGTTCGCGAACGGTCTCCTCGGCGGACTTCATCGCCTCGGCGACGGACTTGCCAACCTGATCGGCGACGATGCGAACGATGTCGTCCTTCGTCGGCGCGGCGGGCGTGGTGATGACGGCGGGTGCACCGCCGACGCCGGACTCGGCGGGGGCGCAGAGCACGGCGTGCGAGAGCATGGACTTCAGACGGAACATTGTTCTTCTCCTTCAGTCGGGCAGTCGCCCGGTCGTTGCCATGATCGCCTTCTCGACGGCGACCTTCGTCACTTCGTCGACGAAGGCGCGGAGCGCCTGCGGCGAGTCGAAGGCAGGATGCCAACCCTTCGACGCATTGGGAAGAGCAGCGGACTCGTCCGCCGTCTCCGCGTCCTCCGCGTCCATCGCCGCGACCAGCTTCGCGGACCACGGCACGGCGGGGTCTCCGCCCCAGAGAGCCCACGCCACGCGACCCGGTGACGGGTAGCCGTCGTCGCCCGGCTCTGCGCCTTCGGCGTCGAGATCGACGGCGTGACGCGCGAGCCACGCGTTCATCAGCTTCGCCTTCTCCGGCGTGATCGGCTCGCCGGCGGCAAGCTTCTTCGCCCACGCGATCGTCGCGTCGACGAGGCCGTCGCCGCCCTTGCCTTCGTCGTACCACGCGAGTCCGCGCGCGCACTCCTCGCGCACGCCTTCGGGCGGCGTGAAGTCGATCGACTCGTACGCCTTCGCGGCCTTCGTGCTTGCACCGAGGAACGCAGCGGCGTCGTCGACGTGTCCGCAGTTCGGGCAGGTCAGCTTCCCTTCTTCGGCGGCGGGCGCGAACTCCGACGGCTCGCCGACGTAGCCGCAAGAGGGACAGGTGTGCATCGGCTTCGTCGTCGTCTCGCCGAACCCCATGACGGGTTCGCCCTCGCTCGACGCGGGCTCCTCGACGGGTGCCCCCTCGGCCGACGGTGGTTCGCTCTCCGCGCCGATCGTCACCTCGACGGAGACCTCGACCGGAGGCATCTCTGCGAGCACGACGTCGGATCCGCCGCCGCGCACATCGAACACAAGCGACGAGCGCTTCCCGATCTTCGCCATGCGCTCGACGGTCGCGCGCGGCAGGACGACGACGCGGTCGCCGTCGCCGGCGAGGATGCGCTCCGCCCACGCACGCATGACGGCGGCGTCGCCGGACGCGATTGACTTCGCGTCGACGAGCGCCTCTGGGTTCGCGGGGATCGGGACGGCAGAGAACTCGAGAAGCTTCGACCGCACGAAGTCGAGCGGCGGCTGGAGACGCTGCCATGCGTCGTCGGGATTCATGCGGTCCTCGGCGACGCGCACGTCGACGGGCATGAAGCCGACGGAGCCGGCCGACAGGAAGCCGCCCTTGACGAGGCGACCGACCGTCGCGCCGAACTCGTACACGCTCGCCGGCGTGAACTTGAACGTGCCGCGCAGCGCGCCGTTGACGACGGCTGCACCGAGCGCCTTCCCGACGGGCGGCGAGTTCGCGTCGTGGCCGAACAACATGACGGGGTTCGAGCGGAACTCGGAGAGGTCCCATCCCGTCTGGTCGATGCGATCGCCGGGACGATCGACGACGTCGGTCGACATCGTGTACGTCGCGACGACGTCGCCGGTGTCGACACCGTCGAGCGCGCGCGCGACGTCGGCGTCGGGCATCGCGACGGCGCGCAGCATCTACGCGAC